GCTTTATACCTGAACCAATACTAAAATTTAGTGTTAAAAGAATGTTTGCTACTATTAGCAGGAAAAACATACAAAAAACCTGTTACCCCAGATAGGGGCTAGTAATCATACAAAAAATTTATAAGATGGGGGCCCCTGTCTACAGAAAAGAACAAGGCAGTAAAACCGTGAAATAAGGTTACCTAAGAATACTATCATTAATATCTGTGGCTCCAAAACAATTGTTTTCTTCATTATATTCTTAGATAAATATAATAACAATCGTTACTACCTAACTACACAGGTAAATGTAGCTCAGTAGGGAGTCACTGGATAAAGCTTTGGAGGACCAGTCAGATATGAAAATTCAAAATCTGAACAAGCAGCACGAAAAACTTGAAATTGAGCATATGCACCATTTGGAACTAATGCCAACTGGGTATATGGGAGTTGAAGTTGTTGATTATCCACACTAGGCTCAGAACCTTGGGAGGGATTAATCGAATACATAAATGTATCAGAATAGAAAGGAACGGAAACTTCACCGAAACCTTCCAAAGAAGGCTTTACAACTTGTTGTAAAGGATTGTTAAGCTGGAAAATTTGTCCAGCAGTTGGTGCAACTGCATTTTGAGCAACAGCACCAACAGTTGTTGCAGCAGGAAAGAATACTGAATCAGGATCCAATACAGTATTCCAATAAAAATCTGGAGCTGTAACAACACGAAGGTTTATGCCTCCACGAGCAAAAGCATAAGAAGAAGCATAGTATGATATAAGATCACAAGCGTTTTGATGAACTAAACCATCATCATCCTTACGAATATCTCCTATCATATGTGGTAATATGGTAATAATGTTACCAGAAACAGTAGGTGGAGTAAGAACTCCAAATAAAGATGAACGTTTAACCATATCACGAACATCAACAACCTTTTGACCAAGAACCAAAGAATCTGCCTTAGCAGAAGGAACTGGACGATGAAACGTAGTATCATCAAAACCAGTACGAAGAGAATCTTGTTCAAAATTCATTTGAAAACGCCAATTGGACATTCCAGAATCATCTAGACCAACAAAAGGAGTAATAGAGGTAGTAGCAACAATGCTGCCACCGCCACCACCACCACCAGATACCGGAAGGGGAAGAGGAGAAACAATCGTTGCATTTACATCAAGAGCAGGATTTGTCAAACCAACATCACTCAAATCTGAAAACACAGCAGTAGCACGAACAGTAATAGCAGGACCAGAAGCAGTAGTTATGGTAATAGAAGGTATCCCAGTGCCGGAATATTGAAAATCAAAAGACTGAGAGACTGGAACAATCATAAGAGCATTTCCAGTAAAATCACCAGTAAAAGTGGTTGGCATAGCTCCACTAGATAATGGATCAGGAATGACAACAATACTAACTTTCTGAGGACCGGAAAACGAAGAAGTGACAGTATTGTTGCCAGGATTTGTCCAAGCAACTCCAGAAGAGAAAGCAGGGCCGGGATTGGGTTCAATGCCCTCACGAGTGAGATCACGCACCCATTGCGAAGAGTAACCAACATCACGTTTCTTACGCAATTCAGTGTGTGGAAGTTGAGAATAATAATGTTTAAGTCTACTTTTAAGAGCTTCCAAATCCATTTCAAAAAATCTAGTATTGATGGTTTCAACTCGAGCAAGATCATCCAAAAGTTCAATCTTCTCAAGCGAAAGGGAAGAGGAGTTTTGATTGGCATAATCACGAACTGTTTGTGGCAAATGAGTATAAGCCACAAATTTGTCAGAATTTAAAACAGGTAATACAATTTCAGAAGGAAGTTGATTACTATTTCCAGCAACATCATAAGAAACATTTGTAGAATCTGCAATAGGTAATTGGACTCCCTTTCTAGCTCTTATATGATGAGAACTAACAACAGGCGCCCGAGAACTAATAACTGTCGGATCAAAAGGATAAGACGAAACGACAGTAGGTAAGTTAACACAAAAATCAGTTCCAGCAGAACGTTCAACAATAAAATTAATTGTTGAATCAACAGTAGCAGGAAAAACCATAGCATTAACAATGTCTATACCAATAGTTCCAAGAGACATAGGATTGACGTGAACGTTCAAAAAAGGATGAGGCCAAACAAATGGAACCTCAAAAGTAAAGTGATTAGTATCCTTCAAATCTATAACCTTAGAATAAACCGCATTACGATCTATTGTATCAGTTATAAGTGAAGCAGGAGAAAACCAAACACGAATACGAAGAGAATGAAAAGTCGTTTTCACAACTCGAAAATGATAAATCAATGAACCTCTCCATTTAGAAAAAGGTTCAGTATGGAAATGAATATAATCAACATTAAGGGATCCATCAGTATTTGGTGTTATGGGTACTTGGGGTTGAACCAATTTCGACCATACATTGACACCAGAAGCCTGATTAGAAACCTGGAAAGAATCATGAAAACACGGAATTTGTAAAACAGTATTGATATTCATTTCAGAAGAATTAGTTTCACCCATATTGGTAGAAGGCAACACATTACTAGAAGAGAGTGACATAATGTGTGCATTGTTAGTATCAGAAGATACAGCCATATTGGGCAAAGCACGAAGCTTCATATTCATTGTAGAGTGATTTTCAGAGTTCATTTGAAAACGAAAATCTCCATTCTTGACCTTGTCAAGAATGGTTTTTCCTTCACTCATTATAGAAGACAATGAAGTGAAAGAAGGTTTAATCTTGAACTGTTCAATTAGGTTATCAATACCCGCAGTTCTAGTAAAAGAAGTGGGGACTGAACCAGTTGGAAATTCAAGATCAACATCAACAAACCGAGCAAACACTTGTACTGAAACAGTACCAGCATCTGCAACATCAGAAAGTGGTGAATAAACAGTGATATAAAAATCACCAATTGTCCCATCACCAGTAAGTAAATTGTAATAAACAAATGGAGAGGCATAAGGCACCTGAAGAGTAGCCCTAGTAGCATCCATTAAATCAAGATTTGTCCGAGGCATGCCCGTGAGCGTCTGCAACGAAGTTTGAGCCATAGCAGCCTTAGCAGGATTATATCTAGCGTTAGGAAGATATGAAATCAATAAATTGCCAGCCTGAAATTGTTGTTTATTTATCAAAACCAACAATTCTACACCAGCTCGAAGACCGAAGAAATTTCGGGATTTGGCTGCAAGGGCAGGTTGAGATAAGAGAATATCAGGGAAACGATATGTCGCCAAAATTGTTCCGGTCGGAGACGTTTTAGCCCACGTAAAGTTATCAATAGCATAAGCACGTTGAAGAAAGCTACGAACATTGTGATCTTTCGTTTCAAAGGTCGAAGAAATACGGAGTGCAGGATCCAAAGTAGAAACTGCTGCAGGAGCCTGCATTTGTTCATCCATACCTTCGTCATGAAACTGAATGATCTCAATGTTCTCTTGTTTTTGATCATAAATATTATTTTGAGTAGTTGAATTATTTTGATTAGCAAGTAAATTTCTTTCGCAACTGAACTACTTAATACAAGTTGCGGCACCTTGTTTTCCTGGATAATGTGAGGACTGCTCACGTGCCATCCTGGCAGTAAAGTTAAATAACTAAGCACTAAATATTAATAGCATTACTTTTCTTTTAGAGACAAGGAATTTATATAGAAAAGCAAGATCACATTAACACAATTCTGTTACCAAAGATCTCAATAAATCATTTTGTGTGGTAACTTTTATATTTCTATAAGCACAAAATAATTGAAGTTTAGGAAGCATGATGTAAACATCATACTCATTAATGAACAAACTCTTAGATTTTTTGTTCATCTCAACGAAATTTCGTGGAAGTTTCTTTTTAGTTAACCTTAAAGAATAAATCTGATCGAAATCAGATTCCACTCCACGCATCTCACACAAAAAGGGAATATTCAAAACTTCCCCACGATATTCATTATAGGTGGCAAATCTATAAGGAACACCCTTCTCAATACATGCGTCACGTATCAATTTTGCATTCACATCGAACACACTTTGATCATGCAAAGACAATTCACGCATAGCAACATCAATATTAGCAAGAGTTATCGAATCTGCTGCCAAACCTCTTTTGGTCCACTGAACAATTTCCATAATAACTTCCAAAGCCAAAGGAGCAATATATCTATTAGCAGAATCATCCCAAACAAACTTTCGTTTCAAATAAGCAATTTCGGATATATCTCTAACAGGAACTATATTTCCTGTCTTAGCTTCATCAGTATACTCATGTCCAATTAATTCAAAAGCTTTTGTAACCAAAACCTGATTGAACCAATCAAGAATTTTCTCAGCCATAGCAATAATATTATCGTCGCCATAGGAAACCATAGCAACAAATTGATTAAATTTCTCCATTGAAACAAAATCTTCTCCTGTTTCACTACGATGCCAAATAGCACAAATCAAATACACCATACGCACAATAATAGAATTATAAATAGAATTTAAAATAGCAGTGATGGGACAACCAGAAGGTTGTGAATGCGTTGATTGATACACAACATTTCCATTAATATGTATAGCATGTACAATATGTGCCCACAATCCACGTCGAATTCGCCTATTCTCATCACCATCATCATACCAATCATTAATCATATCAAGTATACGCCATAAAATCTGAGCGTTCAGTGAACCATCAAAATTTCCAAAATCACCTGCAATAACGCGCAGCAACATCTTCTTAGTACGCAAAGAAGCTCCACGAGAAGCCAATTTACGCACTATATCATTCCAATCACCAGAATATACATTGGTACCAGTAGATACCTCATTCGCATTACGATTGTGCATTATCCATGCAGCAAAACCAAGAAAATATTGTCTAAATTTAATAGTAAAATGTGCAGGGCCACCACAGAACACTCTAGTTTTCCCGGCATCAACTTTTGGAATGTCACGACGCTCATCCTTAAGAGTATCACTCCAATAAACGCCACGTTGTATTCCATTATAGCAATCACTTTCTAATTCAGTTGCACGATGTTCAACTTCCTTTGCCAAATCAGAATCCAAGGTCCAATTCTCATCTTCACCAAATGCCGCACGTTTGCCACGCAAATTATTAAATAATACAGTATATGGATATCCCATTGAAGTTGAACGGTTTATTGGTGCCAAAAATTCATCATCATCAACACCACAAACTGCCTCTAAATAAGTCAATTTACGCTTATAATTTAAAATATCCCTATGAGAATCATTCACAAATAAATTATTATAAACATCATTTGCACAAACATTAACCATTTCTGGATCCAAACGTGGAACATTTTTTCCAAATTTGAGCAAACCCTTATGCATGGGATCAACACCATTTGTGGGTCTCAAAATTGCAGGCTTAGTACGATGAGGAACAACATCAAATAAAACAGAAGGCTGTAATTTCGTATTTCCACCGGATTTATTAGCCATAGTTGTAATACCATGGATCATTAAACCTGAAGTCAATGGAACACTACCTTGAGTGACATCTTCAGTAAGAGGAAGTTCCTCAAGTGGAATATCAATCTCACTATAGCATTGATATTCAAAAGGAAGCTGATCAAAAGCCATATTTAACATTTCCTGAGTAATAGTCTGAGTCAAACCTTGTGAGCCATTCGATAGTTCACGTGAAGCCATATGAATACCCAAAATTTTGCGTGTGGCATACTCATTATTAATAATAAGTGGACCACCACAATCACCATCTGATGTAGCACCATAATATTGCCAACAAAAATTAACTGGCATCCTAAAATTACCCTCAGAAATATGTTCCTCATTAAAACTCATTCGAACGTCCATCAATGAGCGCAAATTTGGATATAAAAAATCCAATCGCCTTCCAGAATATGAAGGCAATTGCGCAGAATATGTGCCCGTCAAAGTAGCAAGATCTTCAACCTTGATAAAATGGCGTGTAATATTTGGATGTATATGAACTTTGCTTGATGAAACCGGCAAAGGAACAAGAGCAGCGTCCACTTCACGTCCATTTTTTTCAAGACGAATATGTTTCTCAACCATATGGCGTAAAGTAAATTCAATCTGAACTCCTGATGCATTTGTACAAAATAGAGGCGCATCCAATGTCATTTTCTTTTGCAACAAAGCAATAAAATGATAATTAACCAAAAAAGTTGTTCCCTTAACAAACATAACGTTACCAAAAATAACATCACTTGAATGCAGAGCATACATAGATTTACGAACAATTGCTGATTCTATGGCTTGACAACCCTTGTCTTTATAAAGTTCAGTAGAATAATCTTGAGTCAAATTGACAGTAGGTATAGTCTTCAAAATCTCATTAAGCTCAACCTGTTTGTTCTGCAGAGTTTGAAGGGCATTAGCAAATGGCAAACGTTTTTCAGTCAAGCCACCCTCTCTATCATATTGATCCAACATGGAATCAACATCCAAAAGAGGTACCTGATTACAACCCTCAATTTTAAAATTTTGAGTCTTAGGTTGTACAGGCGCCGAAGAATTCTCAACCTTAAAAGCAGTTGTTTTAGGTTGTAATGGAGCTGAAGAATTTTCAACTCTAAAAGGCGCATTAGTTTTGAGCACATTTGGAGCCGAAGAATTACTCTCAGCCACATATCCATCAATCTTGGGTTGCAATTTCAAACATTCCTCTTTAATTTCATCAAAGGCCTCATGAGTATAATATTGTCCCTGAAAAATGATACCATCATGATACCACCTAATACAAACACAATTATTATTTTTAAATTTACACACTGGACACACTTCTGCAGTAAAAGCAGAATAGATACTTGAAAACATAAAGATCATATAAACACCCATATAAATCAAGGAAATCAATTCAATAAAGCCACAATGATTCCAAAACCAACGAACCTGTTCACCCAATTTTGAAACCCATGCAGAAAAACTGTCACACATAATTTTAACCGTAGTGCGCAAATGCCTGTACGAAAACCACATATCAGTATCATAATTAAAGTGAATACCAGCGGCATCATGTGCTGCCTGCAAAGAAGAATCACAAGCAATATTTACATTACGTATACCACAATGTAATCTTCTCTGATAAGTGCCAAACAATTGTGGGTGTGCAGCCAAATCAGCTAAAATTTGATCTTCATTGACATTAGGCAATTCCATACAATGTCGCAAATAAGTAATAAGCGTTTGATACGCCACTACATCCGTTGGAACCGACAAATCAATTGCTCCGTGAGTTTCTTGGGCATCAGAGAACATGACATCATCACCATTCATTTGAGGTTTATAATCGAACATAGTTGGATCCACAGAAAGCATATCAACCATATCCATACGACGTTTCTCAGAATTTAACAACTGAGTGTCCTCAGCCTTCAAATGAGCCACAAGTTGCCCATATGTCAATGAATCTCCAATCACTTCATCAGTAAACATATCATACGGTACAAAACGCTGAACATGAGCACAAAAAGAAATAGAAGGTAAACCCCTCTCGACACAAAATTCTCTACACAATTGACAATTTCGCACCAAATTTTTGTCCAAACGCCGCTCAACTTGTCCATTAACAATGACTTCACGAGTATATTCAGGTGACACCATTATTCTATAAGCACACATATTCAAGCGACGAATAGCAGCTTCCGGACAATTAACAGATTTAATAAAATTAGCAAAATTATGATGAAGATTAGTAGTATAAATACAGATTTCGGAAGAAAAAAATCTGCCTTTATCATTCAAATCAGCACAATGTACATGTGCAGGAGCAGTATTCAATAAACGAATAGCCTCCATAAATTCAGGAGATGGATTCCCCGGAGTATCTTTCATTTGAAAAGCATCATCAAAAATAACAATTTTTTGAGCTACATAACCATCCCAGTATTCAGTCTCATAATTTCGAACATATACCTCATTATTTATATTTTTACACAAATTGTAATCTCGATGGGCCAATAAAGTAGTATAAAGCGGAACCAACAGTTCTGATTTTCCACTTCCAGAATCCCCAGATAGAAAAATACCCAAGGGCATCTTTCTAGGACCACCCTCATGTACCGTGCTACGCGTATACAATTTGTGTAATTCATTAACCGTAGGAGTCAAAGAAGAAATAATTCTTTGACACTCCAAAGGCAATGACTTCCAATAACTAGTAGTATGTTTCCAACGATACATTTGATCATAAAGTTCTTTAACCTCTTTAACTGTCTCAGTATTTTTAGCTATATCATTACGAGCAGGTGCCTCCATATAAAACTTAACACGTTCAACCCAACGAGAGACCTCACCAGCAATACCATGTTCTCGGGCCAAATCTTCCCGAGAAACCTGCAAAACATAATGTTTGAATTCATCTTGTACATATTCAAATGTTTTGCCAGCAGCCTCCCAAATTTTAGTACCACCACTAAATGCCTTTGGAATACTATCCAAACGCTTAATAATACTATCATACCACTTATCTGTAGGAATTTTTGAAACACCAAAAAAAGCAAGCAAAGTGAACAAAATTTGGCCCAAAATAGAAATCAAACGATCTGAAATATCTACCATCTGAAATTTATAACCAAATAACAGATCTTTAATCTTTGAAATAACAGATTGAGGCCATCCAAAATATAAGAGAACCATCATAATAACTGCGCATGCAATTTTCCAATCCATGCCAAAACATATAATAATAACTAAAATGGTTATTAACAAGGAAGTACCTGACACAGCTGAACTGATCTTCGTTATCAAATTTTCAATTCCTGTCAAAATACCACCTTCCGCACTAAGCTTGGTAGCCACCTTATTTATAGTATCCAAAGTCATGGTGGCCATATGAGTCAAGCTAGAATGTTGAGCAAAAGCTGTAGGAATTTGATCAGCGCATGAACGAGCTAAATCATCAATAGATTTAGTAGCACTATCAATCTTCTTAAGGATTTTCCCTCCTTCCACAACAGTGGCAGCAGCAGTGCCTGAGCCTGGCATAACAAAATTCATACCAGCATATCCAGCCGCCTTAATGGTAGTTGGACTAACTATAGAAGAAGCCACCTCCTTAGCAGCATCAATAAAATCCTCCCCAATTTGGAAATGAAATTTTTGACTCTTCCTAACTTGACGTAATTTGCGAACAAGAGTTTTATTTTTCTCCTCTTGCCGCAAACGCGCACGTTCTAATGCTTCAATTTTACGTCTTAGAACGAGCTCCAAATTTGGAGCTGGACCTGGATTTGACTCTACATCTCCAGATAACGTCAAAAGACGTTGCATTATGGACCATTCCAAGTCAACATCAACTAATAAATTGTTCAGATCATCAAATAAAATATCCTTAAATCTATAAGGCAAATTCATATTATGTGGAAGAATACCATCCCAAAACAAGGTAGACAAAAATTTGTAAACATCACCATCAGTCATATCAACAAAATATCCGTCAACAATTTCAGAATCATCTTCATCAACTAAATTTCTCTCCAATTCAAGGAAAAAATCATATATTGTAAACACATCACAAAACACAAAATTTCCAAGAATTGTAGATGCATGTAAAAATTGAAGAATAACAAAATCATTTTCAATATCAATAGCAGAGTCGTCAACATTTTTAACAATATTATTAAATTCAGTAGGATTACACATCATAATTGAAATCGGTTACTTTTACTCATGAATATAATTATTGCACTTTCATTTCGCCTTAAAATATATATATAACGATAAAGAGTCCACGGACTTATCTCTTTCTGTAATTGAACACCAAAAAGCATACTTTACCGGATCAAATAACGATTAATCAAAACGATCCCCGATTTTACTTCAAAAAACAGGAGATACCAAAATGAGTCTTTGAGAGACATAGGCTTTAGTCCCTATAGAAAACTTCTCACATTCTCTAACTAATAAGATCAAGTCATAATACATGACTAACATACTTGATTGCTTAAAACGGGTACAATTAAATCGGAAAATAATGAATAAAAATTATGTGCGATTCCGATGACATTACACACAACATTAAATAAAAATTTCAAAACTTAAATTAAAGGTTGATAAATTCACATCTTGATTTAAAAATTGATTTACCTATAATGCTATACTGTTGATAAATTTTGCAGTAATTATAGGGTCACAGACCAAGGGAAACTGTTCTGGCTATATTGTTGATAAATTTTGCAATAAAGCGGTAATAAGTTTCCCGGGAAAATCAAAATTCGCATATTATAC